CGCACTTGTTTATTGCGTTTTTCAGGCGCAGGTCATTGTCCAGGAGCTGTTTTGTAGCAATATTAACATTAACTGCATGACCTGGGTCACCCTCTTCTATGACCTGTATGCTGTCTGAAAATACAGGATTGTTGTTTGTATATCCTTTCATAATATCCCCTTTCCTGCAGGCTTAGAAAATATCATCCAGTGTATATGTCTGCTCAACATCACTGTCCTTGCCTTTACGCATAAAAGTTTTAATGCAGACAATATCACCCTCTTCATCATACAGCCCTATTTCGCTGATTTCTTCCCCTGCAAGCTCTGAAAATGATAATGTACATACATACCTGCATGTAGTGTCTTCGGGGTAGCTGTGGCTTTCTATTTCTTTGCGGAATATTTCACTGGCAAGCCCTTCCTGTGACTCCACAGGGGGTATTACTGTACCATCTGCATCTACACCGCCATTGCCAAAAGCCATCCCTGCAATCTTTGGCAGTGTTAAATCACCTGCCCTTGCTTTTACAAGCTTTTCCCTTGCTTTCTTTGTGATAACTACATTTTTATTCTTTTCCTCAACACTTTCTGTCCCCATTACTCCGTTTCCTTCCTGTAAATAGAATTAAATTTCCTGCTGCCGTCCATTTTAACAGAACCATCAAACAGCCAGTAATCTTTGCTTTTTGTTTCAACCGAAAAATTCCCTGCCTTTTCTTGCCTGGAATTTACAAATATATGGCACTGCAATGAAGCCTCTGTACCAGACTTTAAAGGGACAGAAACCCTTCCTGTAAAACTGGCTTCTGTCCCTGTATTTATATATTGTTTACCTTTTATACATATACAAGGCAGGCTGGTTTCCTTACTGGCTGTAATTCCAAACCTGTGCCCCTGCATGGCCACAGCACCATAACCCAGCCACCTGGTACAGTAATGGTTTGTAAGCAGTGCCCTGCACTTTTCAGACAGCTTTATATGCAACTTGTATTTTATATAAAGTCTTTTATCCTGTCCTGATACTATTTTAATACCATGCATTACCAGGATGCCAAGACCGTAACGTCTTCTGTTTTTAAATACCATGCTCCCGTCAAACAGCCATGTGCCGTCGAAAACAAAACCACCCCAGAAGGGTATTGCAAACCTCTGGTTTATATTCTTAAATAAAATTCCTTCCAGGTTACTGCTGTCAATAACAGCCTGTATTAAATCTTCTATTGTATAGATTGTATGTGACTGTTTCAGTTTATCCAGTACTGCAGATACAACAGCAACATCCAGTGTGTATTCTGTAACAAATGTAGCTTTGAAAATATTAGGATGTCCTGGAATAAACCCACGTTCCCCTGGGTCGTGGCAGTCTGTTATATGTGTTTCAATCCCTAAAACTTTTTTGATGTATAATTCCATTTTATAAGGCGTCATAGGGGCTGTAAAATCACGCCTCTGGTATATGAGTTTTCTTCTTTCTTCATATCCCAGGTTATATTTTACAGGAAGCTGCCATTTCTGTTCATGGTACATAAGACCCCATGTTGCTGTTTCTGGGAAAAACTGCAAAGGAAGCCCTTCCAATATGCTTTCTGCCTCATCCCATTCAAGCCCTGCCACCTGCAGCAGCCACTTCATTACATAAGATTTCTGGTAAAAATCCTCTGATATGGAATGGAGCATGTCCACTGCTGCCCTGCTTGTTGGGAATTTTTCTATGTCAAACTTTTCCATAATGCCTCCTGGCTGAAATCACATATGCCTGTTTCCGGGTATTCCCCACTTTCTAAAGGAATATTTTCTGTTGCCCCGTTCATAAGGAAAACCTTAAAATCTTCAACACCATCAATATTTACAATTAAAGACCTTGCCTTATTATACCTTAATACACCTTCTGCCTTAGCTTCTTCATATATCTTTTTTAATGCTTCATTAAAATTCTTTTTTATTTCCTCTGTATTTGTTGAAGCATCAAACTGCAAGCCACTACATGAATAGTTTACAGTAACAGTTGTAGCAGGGACACATGTTAATTTTGCACATGCTGTAGGCAGCAGGCGTTTTGTCCTGTCTTCTGGTGAAACAATGTAGCTGTAAACTTCTTCTGTTAATTTCTGGCTTGCAGGCTGCCCGTTCTGGTCAACAAGTACCAGCCTGACTGTGCCTGGCCCGTCTGCAGCAGGGTCAACAATACAGTCGCCTGCACCTGCTTCCTGTGCCCACCGTTTATAATCACCATCATTGCCAAGGTATGTCCTGCTGTTTTCATATTCTGCTGCAATCCTGTCATAATAATTGTCATCACTTTCATCAGATGTACCCCCTGTTATTGGTGACGGGTTTGTTATGCCTGTAACCCCGTCAAGCGGTTCATCCATTATTGTGACTGCACCTGCTTTTACATTAGACCCTGCACCTGCTTCCACAGCAGTGACATTTACAGGGGCAATGCCTGTTTCCCCTATAATGCAGTTAATGTCTGTTTCAAATTCAATAGCGGCTGAACTGGCTGTAGCTGGCACAAGGAGAACTGTGCCTGCTTCTATTTCTGTCCCAGGCTCACCAGTTATTTCAACTAACCCCGAAGCATGGTGTCCCTTATGCCTTGCCACATGCACCTGCTGGCCATGCAGCTCCAGCCATTCACCCCAGGCAAACTGCGGAAAGGCAAGCATTAACGCCCTTTCAAGATGAAAATTTACCAGTTCTGATTTTTCTATTGCTGACGGCATTGTCAAATCATATGGAAAACCTCCTGGTGTGCTGTCTATGTCATCTGGCAGGTTTTCCATCATCCTTTCGTGGATATCTTCTGCTGAACTGCCTTCCATAAAGTCTGGCTGTATAAATTCCAGCTGCGGCATATTTAACACCCCCTAAACTGATATATGCACTGTGTCGTCCCAGCCTGTACCTTTCACCTGGAATGTACAGTGGACTGTGTCACCCTCCCAGCTAAATTCAAAACCAGAAACCGATTCTGTACGTGGGTTTAATAAAAGTGCCTCTGTATATGTCCTCTGTAACATTGACTCCACTGTTTCGTGGTCATCCTCTTCTGCAATTTCTTCTGTTTCCACACCTAAATCATTGCCTGATACTGTTTCCATATATGCCATATGGCTGCTGCGTTCTGTCTGTACCATCTTGTAACACCATATGGCAAACGCCTCATACCCGTCTGCCTCTGCAATACGCCCTGTACTGTCACGTGCAAAATCCCCTGTTTCTGCATCCCATTTCAGGCTGCGCCTGTACTCTGTATCATATTCTTCTTCACCATCCCCTGTGCCAGAATCTTCCATGCCATATTCCTGTATAAGCCCGTTTTCCATAATACACCTCTTTATCGTGCAATGACGCCTATAACAACAGCCTCATCACCGGTCCATGCCACAAACACCCTTGTTTCTTCCCCTTCTTTAATAACTGCTTTATTATGGCAGTTTTTAATTCCTTTACAGCATTTTTCATTTCCACACTGGCAGTTACAGCCATGGCATATGCAATGCTCCAGAACAGAATAATCTTCCCTGCCTATGTTTTTGGGGAATGTATCTGTCATAAGATTGCCATTGCTTTTTATTGTACCTAAATCAAGTACCAGATTCTTATCTGAACGTTTATATATTTCATCCACAAAAACTGCTGCAAGTTTTTCTGCACCCTGCTTTGTATGTTTTTCTGTTTTTTGCAAAATACCACCCCTTTACATAAAACTGCCGCTGTCCACCCAGCCATACACATTGCTGTTTTTATCTGTATGTATTAAATGGTACGGGTGTTTTTCCTGGCTTTTTATTTTTGTAATCTTTGCCTTTCCAGCCTCTGCTTCATATCCTTTGGAGCCAGAAGAAGAAACATAATGTGTACCGCCGTTAAAAGAAACAATATCCCCTGCCTTGTAATCTGCCTGTACAATATTCTGGTTTTTTGATACATTGTTTTTCTGTGACGGTTTTGCTTCAACTGACATGCTGCATGATGAAGCATCATGCCGTATGCCAGAAACAATAAAATACCCCCTGACGCCCCTTGTCTGTATATAAACCATATCGCCTTTACATATATATGGGACATCAGGGCTTTCCACAGTAACTTCCAGCCTGGCAGTACCATCTTCATTTAATATTTCCTGTGCTGCTTTTTTAGCATCCTTTATTGATTCGTCTGAACCCCTGGTATAAATCCTCTGCCTTACCCCGTACTTTGTAAGACCGTCAAGTACAGCCTCCGTTTTTTCCCTGCCTTTTTCTTTAGACCTTCCCACAACTTTTACCCTTGTGACAAGACCATCAATGCTTCTGTTCCTTATGGCAGCATTTATATTATTCCCCTTAAAAACATATATGTCTTTGTTGCTGCCCTCTGGTATAATGGAAACCTTGCCTTTTTCCATACGTATTACAGACTTTTTGCCACCTTTTTTTACTGCATCATCTAAAATATTAAGCAGTATATCAGATAAATATTTATTCTGGTATTTCTTTTTCCCATGTTTTTTATCGGGTCCTTCATACCTGCCAAGCGGCACTTTCCATTTGCCAAGGATTTTATTTATCCTTGTTTTTGTCCCTGTCCCAGAACGGAAAAAGAAATTATCCTGGCTTTTCTGGAGGTTATAAAGCATGTCATAGCACACACATTTAAAATCATGTGAACTGCTCTGGTTTGCTGGTGTCCACGTTACAACAGTGCCACTTGCAACTTCTGTATATTTCCGTTTACCGTCTTTTGTATTGCTGTTACGGCATGTAAAAGTAATGCGCCCTGAAATCTCATTGCAGTTTTCTTCCCATGACAGGTTTTCTGTGTAACTGGTAATATTATATTTTTTATTATTAATAACTGCTACCAGCTTATACCGCAATGTTGCCACATCAACCATAACACACACCTCCCTATGGTATCACAAGCTTTGTCCCTGGGAATATCCAGTGTCCTTTGTCAGAGTTTTGCAGTCCATGTTTTTTTGCAGTTTTTTCTATTAACTCCTTATTACAGTTATAAATTTCTTTCCACTGGCTTCCAGTTTTTCCCGCAATCTTAATTAATGTGTCATTCTTTTTTACAATATAATAACTGGAAGTGCTTCCAGCATTGCTGTTATCTTTTTTCTTTGGTCTTGGCTTTGTTTTTTTCTTCCTGCCAGCTTTTGTTTCCTTTGTAGTATAAATTTCTAAATTCTTTGCCTTAGCAAATGTAATAGAATACTTTACATTTTTATATGCCCCATATTCCACAGGGCTGAATGATGCAATGGTCACATCAAGGTTAATCCATGTGCCAGAAACAATAAGGTTCAGTTCTGTGCCATCCTCCATCCAGCCCATAAGTGTCTTAACACAGCTTTTTGGCGGTTTCCAGCAGGATGTCTGGACCATTGCCTCTTTCCTTTTAGACTTTCCGAAGAACTCGCCATCCCATGATATTTCTGTAACCTCTGTCCCCCTTGGTACTTTTACAGCACCTTTGGATATAATGTCAAAACTCTGGTATCTTGCAGAACTCCTGCCATGTATTTCTTCTGGCAGGACTGAAAAAACAAACCTGCTCCCTTTGGCTGGCTTTAAAGTAATTTTCATGTCTTATACCCCTTCCAGTGGTGCTGGCATATTTGAGAAAGCATCACTTATCTGGTCTGCAATCCCTGATACAACACTGTCCGCCATTTTTTCAATATATTTAACAACAATACCAGCAATACTTTCTTCACTCTGCCCTTCACTGGCATTAATTTCAATCTGCGGTTCTATTTTAACTTCAATGTTTACCTGTGGTGCTGCCATGTTTGCAATGCTTCCTTTCCCTGCAAATACAGAAACACCTTTCCTTTCATGTGCATCATCTTCTGGCATGGCGTCACCTGCCCCTGGTATTACAAAACCACCATCTGCATGCCTGCTGATGCCAAGGGCATTGCCAGCCTGCCTGTACAGTTCCAGTGCCCTCCTCCGCCTTCCTGGTGCTGTAGGTATTACAAATTCACCATACCCTTCTTCTGCAAGCCATGATAGCTGTGGCGCACCGACATATCCTCCTGCGGCATGTCTTGATGGCAGTGTTTCCTTTGGTTGCATGCTCTTTCCGTTGACACCAAGACCATTCGCAGCAAATGAACCATTTAATTTATATTCTGGTGTAACATTTACATTTGCAGTAACACTGAACGGGCTGGCAAAAGCATTATCCAATGATGTCTGTGCAGATGCCCTTAGAAGTGAAGAACCAGAAAGTATACTGTCTGATGCTCCTGTTGTCAATGACTGTCCATATGAAGTACCTGCTTCCATAAACTGGCTGTTAAAAGCCTGGTTGTCTAAAATCTGCTGGATATTTTCTGCCACTGTCTGCTGGTAATTTTCATTAAGTGCACCTGCCACACTGTCTGGAACAGTTTCTGCTGTCTTCTGTAACAGCCCTGATACTGCTTCTTGTGTTACTGTATCAAGGCTTTCAAGGCCGAACCACTTTATAATTTCTTCCTGTGTCCACTGCTGTGCATCTGGTTTTACTGCTATTGCCTTGTCCAGTGCTTCTTTCAGGCGTTCTGATGTACTACCTTCAACATCTGGCAGTATATTTTCCAGCTCCTTCTTATATGCATCTGCAATAGTATCAAGTTGGAAATCCAGTGCCCTTCCATTAAGTCTTTCCATCTGTTTGTTGTACCCATCTGCAATTTTTTGGTACAGTTCTTTATATGTGTCTTCATCAACAGCACCTTCATCAAACTGGAGCTGTAGGTTAGATAAAGATACCTGCAATGCATTGTCATAATTTCCCGTCATTGATTCCACATTATTTTTTATCTCTTCCTGTATGCCTGCAAAACTTTCCTGTGACAAAGCAGCACCACTGTACTTTATTTTCATTGAGGCAAAAGAAGCTTTCTCCTGTGCTGATGCCACTTTCTGGGTTATGTTTGAAATCTTTTGTTGAAACCTGGTTATTTCCTTTTGCTCATCAATATCAACAACCCCGTCTTCCATTGAAACTTCTACTTTAGCATCAAGCTTTTTACTATATCTTTTAACCTTTTTCTGCAATTGGCTATACATTCTGTCAAGACCTTTTGTCATACTGCCACTGTCTTTTCCTGCCAGAAGTCCCATTGCAACGGCGGCTTCATAATGCTGGCTCTTTAAATATTCTTTAGCTTCATCTGCAAACTTGTCTGCCATTTCTTTATAGCTTTCTTTATCAGCAGGACACAGTTTTGTATTAATACCTATTTCCCAGTCCATCTTCTGTAAATCCCTGGCGGATGCCTGGAATGACGCAAGTGCTTCACCAGTTTTTTGTGATGCTTCATTAAATGTTTCTATCCCTCTGGTCTGTCTGCCAAACACAATACCTGATGCCACTTTCTGTATTTCTGCCAGTGATAATGAAACATCACCAAAATGCCCAGCCACATTATCTGAAACTGCTTTCTGGAATATTAATGCAAATTCTTCTGTTGTAACTGTTGTATCATCCATTGCTTTTTTAAGGTCTTTTGTCTTGAATTTTATATCTTCAATTCTTCTGCCAGTAGCATCATATACTTTTTGTATCTTCTCAGCTTCTAATTTTGCTTCTGCTTCTGCAGCAGCTTGTTTTTCCTCATATTCTTCTTTGACACTGTTGCCTTTAATGAAGCCTGCAATACCACCAACACCTGCACCAATTAAACCACCAACTGCTGTACCAAGGACTGGCACAACACTTCCTATGGCTGCACCTGCCAGTGCACCACCTGCTACACCCCCAATTTTCCAGCTTCCTGACTCGTTATAAGCAATTTTCTTTTCTGGGTCTATTTCTTTCTCTGTTGCAGCAATATACCAGTCCTTAGCCCCACTAAAAAAGCTGGCACCGCCTGCTATGCCACCTGCTATGCCACCAAGACCTACAGCACTTAATGCACCTGCACTAAGCGAAGCACCACCTGCAAGATTTCCTGCGCCAAGACCTATAGCTGCTTTAGACCCAAGACCAAGAAGTCCTGTCCCTGCACCTGCAGAACCTATTACAGAACCTGCAAATGAAGCACCGCCTGCAGATTCAAGCGGTGTAAACAGTGCCCTGCCTGCACCTGCAATACCTGAACCAGCACTTATGACAGGTTTTGCCATTTTTGCCAGAAGGGCTGCTGAAAGGAGGGAAGATAAATCTGCTTCTTCGCCACCTGGCAGTAATTTCCCTGCATTTTTAACTATATTGCCTAAACCTTCCCACAGTCTGCTGCTGATTTCTTTATAATCAAAGCCTTCTGTAAAACCTTTTGCAAATGATTTCCCTATGGCTGCACCCTCATCCAGTGTACCAGACACATCAAATCCTAACAGTGCCATTATGCCTGTATGCAGCCCTGAACCAAGAAGGCTGCCAAAATCCCCTGCTATGCCTGCAATCTGTGCTTTTCCTGTGCCATCCCACCATTCCTCAAACGGCTGGGCGATAAATTCATCCCATGCAATGGAAACTTTGCCTAGGAAATCTGCCCCCTGCCACTCTTCTGTTAATGAAATATCTTTGAATTTATTTTTAAGCTGGCTTATCCTGGTGTCTGCCTTGTCCATAAGGCTGTCCAGTGCTTTTTCAACGTCTGGCATTGCTGCTGCAAGCCCGTCTGCCATGCTGCGTACGTAAGGTGAAAACCTCTCCCCAAGGGAGAGTTTTACACCATCCAGTGCACTCTGGAACAGGGTAATTGAACCTTCAAGGTTGTCTAACATTGTGTCTGCCATTTTTTTGGATGCACCATCTGCATTGTTTACTGCTTTTGCCAGCTTGTTATAATCTTTTTCAGATGCATTAATTATAGAAAGCATGCCTGCCATGGCCTCTTTGCCAAAAATTGTACCCGCTGCGGCTGTCTGTTCTGCTTCTGATAAACCTCCAAGGCTTTTTCTCAAATTATCCATAACTCCCCTGAGTGTTTTCATTTTTCCTGACTTGTCTGTAAGGCTTATGCCATATTTATCCATTGCAGCTGCCATATTGTCTGTCGGTTTTGCCATATTGACAAGTGAAGTTTTGAGTGCTGTGCCTGCCATTGAACTTTTCACACCAGAGTTTGCCATAAGCCCAAGGGCAAGCGAAACATCTTCAACACTGTATTTCATTGCACCTGCTACTGATGCCACGTACTTGAAGCTTTCACCCATCATGCTTACATTTGTGTTGGCATTGGAGGATGCCTGTGCAAGCACGTCTGCAAAATGCCCTGAATCTGCTGCTGTCAGATGGAACGCTGACAGTGCATCTGTAATAATGTCACTTGTTGCTGAAAGTTCTTCACCAGATGCAGCAGCAAGGTTTAATATGCCTTCAATGCAATCAAGCATTTCCTGGGGCTTCCAGCCTGCCATGCCCATATAGGTAAAGGCTTCTGCCGTTTCTGCAGCCGTAAATTTTGTTGCAGCCCCCATTTCTTTTGCTTTAGCGTTTAGCTTGTCAAATTCTGCACCCGTTGCACCGCTTATTGCCTTCACCTGTGACATTGTATATTCAAAGTGTTTGTATGTATCTATGGTATCTTTAACACCTATGCTGACGCCAAGGACTGCACCTGCCTGGAACAATGGGTTTTTAAGAATGTTTATAATGCCCCTCACAGGGGATGTAACCAGGTCAAAGGCACGTAGTGTTACTTTCCATGTTTTGCTTGTTATATTTTTAAGCCTTATGCCCAGTGCAGACAGCACAGGTGAAATACGTTCTTTCGCTTCCAGGAGTATTGCATATTTATGTTTTGCCCAGCCTGCAAGCCCCCTTTGTGTTTTCTCCTGTGCCTTGTCAAACTTTGTGACACTCTGCCTTGCCTTGTCGGTTGAATCACCTGCCTTTAAAGCAGCTTTGCGGAGGTTTTCAAGGTTTCTTGCGGCACTCTGCACACCTGCCAGTGTTTCATCTATTGTTTCAATTGGTATCTCAATCCTTACAGTTTCAGCCGCTATCCCTGCCATCCCCTTCCATGCTTTCTAGGTAAACTGTCATAGAGGCAAGCATAAAAGCCTGTATATTTTCTGGCTTTGCATAAAATTCATCTGGTGTAATGCCTGTTTTCTGGAATATAAAATGAAGCAGGCATGTTTTCCCGCCTGCTTTAATCAGTTTTTTATTGTATTTTCCAGCCCGTCTGCTACTTCCTCTAAATTGTCACTATACCCGCTTATGCTGTCAATGACATCAATTACCCTGTCTTTTTCACCTGCTATAAGACAGTATTCTATCATGTCAAGCCCGCTTAAAATCTGTTTGCCTTTATCCCTCAGTGCCTCCCATGCTTCTTTGTTATCCCAGAGTTTCTTGCGGTCTTCTGGCACTGTTGCCCTGTAAATTATCTCTGCCCTGTATTTTACGCTGTCTGTATCTTCTGGCATCTTCACGCCAAGGCTTTTGTTACGTACATATTTTGTATGCTTTTTCTTGCATTCGTTATATTCCCTTTCGGACAAAGGCTTGACTGAAAACCTGAACATAAGCCTTTTCTCACCCTTTTCTTTTCCAGGACGTATGATTTCAATTACTTTTGTCTGGTTTTCATCATCTGCATAACATGCAGCATCTATAAGCCCCTGTAAAAAATCCTCTTCCGATATTTTCAACTGGTTTGTTGTTTCTTCACTTGTAAAAACTTCATCTTTAACATATGGTCCTGCATCTGCTGCATTTCCCATTCCAATAGTTACCCCTTTTTTTCCTGTCCCTGTCTGTGCCATTCTGCATTCCTCCGTTTTCTATAAAATATCTACCTGTCAACTGAAAGCAGGCTTGTAAGTTTTGGCGGCCTGTTTACAAAAAAGTTCCAGTTACGCTTGATTACATCACCTACTGCTATGTTCTGTATGTCTATCTGTCCTGATGGCACACATTCATAGTATGTGACACGCTCTTCTGAACCGTTCCTGCCAAGAAGTGAACCCTGGAAATTCCAGCATGGCATTGTCTGGTTTTCCAGCGCATCCATTATTTCTTCAAAAAAAGCATCATCTTCAACTACTACCTGTGACATGGTAAGGTTTACAGCGAATGTGTTTGCTGTTTCATGTTCCTGTGCATCACCAAGTACAGAATATTTTGCATTATTAAAAGTTACATTTGATGTAAAGGATTCCACTGTTGCCAGCAGTACCCCGTCATCTGAATAAAATGCCCCGTCTTTTCCTGTCCTGCCATGCCTTGTATCTCCTGCTGCCTGTGCATTTCTCATATTCTATACCATCCTTTCTGTGCCTGTCATGCTTCTCTTGTGCTGAACTGGAAACCAAATGATGTATAAATGTGTTCTGCTGAATCCTTGTCCACAACATCTATATCAAACCATGCAGAGTCCCCGTCAGCAGGGTAATCTTTGTTTTCTGTTACGTTATATGAAATAATTTTCTGTTCCTTGACCATCCTGTAGCATATGTCTATAAGCTGCCCTGTAATTGTAAGACGCCCGTTTGTGTCATTGTCCACCTTGCCAACAAGATTGTCTGTAACTTCATTACAGCGCCTTAAAAGCTCAAACCTGGTCTTTACCCTGCGGATTTTCTTCCAGCCCCTGTCTTTGTTATCTGGAGGGGTAATTAATGTATTGATTGCATTGTCTATCCACACCTGGTCTTTTGTATTCATTGAAAATACAATGCAGCCCATAGTTTCCGCCTTTGTCATCTGTGAAGATGTAAGACGTTCAAGGATGTCTGTAAATTCTGTTACAACTGTATGTGTAAGTGAAGAACTGGAAGGCACTGCACCCACCATGCCCGCTATCCTTGCCGCCGTCTGGTACCCGTCAATATCACCGTATGATGTTTCTATATGTGCATTAAGCACATAGTTCATCTTCTCATCATTGTAAGCTGCTGCACGTTTCTGCCTTGTTTCCAGCGGCACTGAACATTTTTCTGCTATAACTGCCTGTGCCAGTGAACCATTGTCAAATATACGGTTTACAAATGCATAGAGAAGAGAGTGTACTGCTGTGTCTTCTGTGTCCACACATATGGTATTGAATATATATGGCTCTGCCAGTGTAAATGCAGCCGAATAGTCATTTACTGTTATTACAGGGTCTTCCCCGCCTTTGAAGCCCTCCTGTGAAACATCTGCAACTAATGCTTCTTCTTTGCCTTCTGCTGTCTTTGCTAAAAAATTGGAAGATACATTTACTGCATCTGCAAGAGCTGCCGCCTCCCCTGCACCTGCCTGGAATTCATATCTTTCAAATACAGATGTGCCAGTGTATATAATGCACTCTTTTACTGATGCATCTGTAACCTTTTCCCGTATTGTAACTGAAAAGTCTTTTGACCCAGGCTGTTTTGTACTGATTGTGACAGCTTCTGCATCATCTGCATCCTTAATGCTTGCTGATGCTACAGAACCGCCATCACCAAGGCGTACCGCAACCACTGTATTTGCGCCGCCTTTGAAAACTTCTTTCAGTGCATCTGTCGTGCCTCCTGTGCCATAAGTGCTTTCGTAACCCTCATCCCTGCCCAGGACAGATGCTTTCCCTAACGGACCAAAATCAGAACGGAATATTACAGCGGTCACACCATTGACCACTTCCCCAGTGGCATCATCACCATTCTTTTTTATACGGAAATACCCGCCTGGTCTTACTTTTTCTTCACCAAGAACAAAAATCCCTGCCATGTTTCCTAAACCCTCCTGTTTAAAAATTCTTTTACTATCCTGTCTGCTTCTGTTTTAGTACATCCTGTAATGTTTTTCTCCCTGAGTGCTGCTGCCACAATGTCCGGTGATGTATTAAAAACAGCCAGTGCACCTGACACAAGTTCACTGGCTGTATAAACTGGCTCTTTGCCTGCTGCTTTGCTGGATTTCTTTTTTTCTTTAATATCTTTCTCTTCATTGTTGTTTTTTTGCGCTGCTGCCATATAAAAACCCTCCTGTTTCTTATTATTTACAAAAGCATCCCTTAAACAATGCCCTGCCGCATGGTATCTTAAAATGCCATAATGCCCTGTTATAAAAACCTGCCCATCCTCCAGGTAATCTGATTTATAATCTGTCTGGAGACGGTTTATGCGCATAGGGGAATTGTCCAGCATAATGACTTCCCCATCAAGCGACAGGCTGTTAGAAATACCAGATGCAGTTTTTATCCTTATGCTGCTGTCCGGGCATAAAATATGGACAGCAATCCTGGCGTCCATCCATGCAACGGTATTTGTTTCCCTTGACTTCTCTGCCGATACCAGACGGCAGTATATCACTGGCTGGCCCGCTGATGCCTCCGTTATTTCTTCCATCCTGTCATGCCCCATGACTATGCAGCCAGGGTATAACTTTTTAATATAGCTGTTTAATGCCATTACAGGGTCAGGGTCTGATGTTTCCTGTGAAGGGTACTGGAGGATGTCAAAACGTACTTCACTCCCAGTTACCACATTCCCTTTTTTGCCGTCTATTGTAAATGCTTCTGTCCTTGACCACGCAAAACAGTAAGGGATGCCACCTGATGGTTTAAGCACAACATCACGCAGGCAGTCCCTTACAACAGGCTCTATTGCTTCTGGCATTATGTCTGCTGTGTTCTGGCATAACAATGAAACCCCCAGTACCCCTGCGCTGTGCCTTTCCTCATTTGCCTGCATGTCAAAGTTATAAACTACCCTTGGGTACTGTTTATCTCCCCAGCCTTCCTGTCTGCTGTCTGGAGGTTCAGGGGTAAAAACAGCAGGTGCACCGTTATATACTGCCAGATACCCTGCCAGTTTTTCTGAACCTGCCAGCCTTTTATATATAAGTTCTTCAAGTATCATTGTTTCCAGCCCCTTCCGTTGGTTTCTGCTGGCCACTGTCCAGGCTGGCATTAAACCCCTGTATTTCTGACAGGTCAGCAGACCACCTTATTTCCCACTGTCCTTCTTCCACTTCCTGTACAGGTATTATAAAATGGTTTGTTATATTGCCAATGCCAGGATGGTACTGCACAACAAGACGCCCTTCTGTTGCTGATGTTACAAAACCAGCCCTGCCCCTGTCCCATGTATAATGCCTGCCCCACAGCAAGTATCCCCTGCCTATCTCTGACAGGTCAAAAACTTTTACTGGTTTTTCAGTTACAAGTGCCATTTGCTGCACCTCCATTATTATGTGAAAGGCCTGTTATAAATTTTTTCAATTGCTGGCAATGCCTTTTCTTTGATTTCCTCTACAAAAGGTCTTTTTTCCATACCTTTGCCTTCTTCCAGATAATATGCATATTCCTCGCCACTTTCCAGTTCTGCCACCACCTCTGTGCCTCCATCTGCCTTGTTCCTGCTTTTTACATCACCACTCCAATGCAGGCGCAGGTTTCCAGAACGCCTTGCTGGTGCTTCACCTGGTGCAGATGCCCTGTACAGCTGCCCGCCCCTGAGTTTATGGCCATAATCCCTGCTTAACTCCCTGGTTGCCTTAGTTGCCTTTCCATGTGTATGTGGTTTTTTATAAACCCTGCCACTCCTCTGTCCCCTGAGCACTTCAAGTTCTGCATTCCTTAAAGCATTTACTGCCCTTGTCCCCCTTGAACGTGCCTGGTGGTTAATGTCTGCTGTCATTTCTGAAACTTTCGCAGCTACAGCCTTACCAGCAGAGTTTATGGCATCTGTTTCTGTCCACAGTCTCACCTGGCATCCCGCCTTTCCTCAGCATAATATACTGTTGATATACCAAGCCCTCCACAACTGTCAATGTCCACAATGTAAAATACACGCTCCCCAAGCACAAGCCTGTCTGTGCGTTTTGCCTTTGGTTTCCCTGCCTGCACAATAGAATGTGTGACAATATGCTCTTTCTGGCTGTGGTTTTCCCTGTCATCCGCTGAAGCTTCAGAAAGACAGCCTTCCAATGTTTTTATTCCATTCCCTGCGTACCTGTCTGCAACCCTGCCTGTTGTTGTTACAACCTGCTTGTTATCTTCAATTATAAATTCTTTAAACAGGTTTCCTGGCCTTAAATACATCATGTTTGTGTTTTTCATATGCTGCCTGTCCTTCCATTCTGTTGCATGCCTGCATAAAAATAAGGCGGCTTGCTGTCTGCCACCTTACCAGCACCAGGTACACTGCACGAACCAGCAGATACTTCTTTTTTCAGGCTTTCATAGTCTGCACGCCAGAGTTTTGCCCTCTCCTGCATGTACAGCCACAACGGGCCTGTCTTGGTATCAACCTCATAAGCAAAACGGCGGCACAGGCTTTCAAGCAGTGCAAGTTTTGCTTTTTTCCATTTGCCAGGGTACATTTCTATTGCCGCTTGTATTTCCTCGTCAGACAATGCTGTAGTGTCTGCCTGTCCTTCTGTCATTATGTCGCCAAGTTCAAACCTCATACGGTCTTTGCCTGCTTTCCTGATATTTTCTGGGTTATATGTGTATGCCATCAGGCACTATCCTCCCCTGTATTGCTGCCTGCAATGTTATTACATCCTGTGTCTGCATCTGTATCTGGGACATCTGTATCTGGGACATCTGTATGCTGTAATTTGCCTGCCTGTTCCTTTGCTGCATTTTTTATTGTCTTACGGCTGTCTGCTGCATGCAGCAGCACAAGTACATTTTCACTTGTAACGCCTGCAATCTCCTTTGAACCATCCTCTGCGTTCATCTGCATAATGGAAAATACCTGCTGGATTTCCTCTGGGGTTGCTGGTATTACTGTTACCTGCCCATTATCACCAGATACTTTCCCACCAACTCCAACCAGGACAGTACCAGCATATAATTCCTGCTGCTCCTCTGCTGCCTGTAATACATCCTGTTTCTGTTCCATCTCCATAACAGTATTATTTACTGCTTCATTAATTGCTTCTTCAAGCATTTTGTCAACCTGTTCTTGTGTATAAAAAGTACCAGGCTGTCCTTCCCCTGCCATTTTAATATCACTTGTAACAGTAAGCACACCTAATTTTTCCTGCAGCCTGGCATCTGCCACAAGATTTGCAGGGATTTTATCACCGATATAAAATTTCTGCCCGCCAAAACTGCAGGGTTTATTTGCAATAAGTACCATAAGCCCTCCTTACACTGCATCTGCAAAATACATTGCCAGGTCATCAGCAGTTTTCTTCATGTCCACAGCCATAAGCCCCTCAATAAATTCAGAGTGTGTACCAGCCTCCCCGTCATAATTAAGTACAGGCATGATATTTCCATCACCAAGCATATCCCATGTGAATATATAGCCAGCAAAAGGCTCATAAATAGAAGGGGCATCCGTAGCATATGCCAGAAGAAATGCGTCAGGGTCGCCAATGTACTCCATTTTTGCATCCTGTCCAAGCCCTGCTTTGTTCATTACAGAACGCTGTACTGTAATCCTGTCAATCTCAAAAAGCTGCGCCAGGACATTCAGGTTAACTGATGCAGGGTTAGCCGTGGAACCGCCATATTTAACACGCTCTAAAATTGCCGGGTGCTTTTTAAGCGCATTATATACATTGACACCAAGAGCCAGCCTGTTTGGCATACGTCCTGTAGACCTGTTAATATCTGTTTTCTTTTCATCAATGAAAGCCACAGGGTCAGAATTCCCATTACTGAACCTGATAAACTGCCCAGAAGCAGGCGAGGTATTATCAACACCTGTAACCTCCTGTTTCCAGGCCCCTTTCTTGAAGAAACTGCTGGCAAAAATGGCATCCTGGTGTATGTTAGCCTGCCCTGCCATAGTTTTTGTACGCTGTATACGTGGGTCTTTTGTTGCTGGCCCCTGCCTGCGTGCAAGGTCTGTCTGCCTTATCCTGTCAACCCCCATAATCATCTGGTCTACCTTGCACGCATATGTTTCTGTATGTTCTGACAGCACTGCAGGGTCAACCTTGCCGTATGCTGGTTTCCTGTGCCAGTTATCACGCAGTAAATCTTCCTTGTCAAATATATAGTAATTGTCGGAAGAAAGGGTTACAGGGCATACCGGGAAAATTGTCTTTGCAAATGCTGTTGAATCATCCTGGTAATAAGCCAGTGCCATATTTGATAACGCTGTATGCGGCCTGAAAGCCCCTTTGGCAATATCTGCCTGGATGCTTGCGGTTGTTCTTTTCATTTATATTTACCTCCTGTTAATTTTTCTGGTACCTGGCAATCTGCACCCTGCAGCAGCCTCCTTCAGACGCTTCCGAAAGTGCAATGCCTGATACATAATTTCCTGTTTCTGCTTTAACGGCCAGACCACCTGATGCCATGACTTCATCACCTTTGGCAATCCCACCGCCTGCCAGGATATAGCCAATATCCTTAACCTGTATGTCAACATCATCACCTGCATTTACCTTTCCAGATTCTGCACCTGAAATATCATTAATGCCTGTTCCAGCCAGTGCGACACCTGCTGGTACTACAGAACCATCTTCTGCCAGTACCACATTGCCATCCTTGTCATATGCCATTATACGGTTTCTTACATCTGCAATGTCTGTACCAGCTTTTTCCACAATAGTTGCACTCTGGTTAATCTGTGTCCCGTTAAAATTTCTGTATGCCATAGTAAATCCCCTTTCCTAGAACCCTGCCTGCCCGTCATATTCAGCTAAAAGCCCGGGATTATCTTCCCATGCCTTGGCAACCGCAGCCTGGTAACCCAGGGATGGGTTCTTTTCCATATAGCTTTTTGCAATATTGCTGATTTTTGCCTCAGCAGAGTTTTCATTCCCGCCACGCCCTGACTTCCCAATTTCTGAAAATGCACCTGATTTCTCAACGGTTTCCACTGCCTGGTCAAGTACAGCAACCATGTCATCATAAGCTGTACCACCTGCTGCCTTAAGGCTCTTGAACAGCGGCACAAGTTCCTCTTCTTTCTTCCCAATAATTGCATATTTCTTGGCAACCTCTGAAAGTTCCTTTTCTTCTGCTGCCTGCTTAAACTTCTGCAGTCCTGCAAGTTCCGCTGCTACCGCTGGATGCAGCCCTTTATATATGCTGTCTGTTTCTTCCTGTGCCTGCCCGCTTTTTCCTTCTGTGCCTTCCTGGTTTGCAGATTTGTTTACTGCCTGTCCGCCTGCTTCCTGTCCTTCCGTCCCTTCATGGTTTCCATTGGCATCAGTCCCGCAACGTTTTTCTATGCTTTCAAGGAAAGCCCTTTCTGCATCTGTCAGTCTGCTCTTGTCAATTTCCATTAATGTTTCCCCCTCAGTCACTGTACTGTTTGTTTCCGCTGTGGATATACCCACAGCATTGTCTATAGTTTCAGAAAGCCTGTCCCTGGCTGCTTTTAAAATTTCCAGTTCCTCAAGTGGCAATTTCCCAGTTTCTTTCTTTACAATACCACTGGTATTTCCAGCAGACCACCTGGAAACTGCTTCCCCTGCCACTTCCATAAACTCACCAAGGCTTTCCTGCATTGCTGCCTCTGCATTTGTACTGTCAAGTTCATTATCATTTAATATTGAACAAAGGGAAGACTGCAGTGCATAACATAAATCCCATATTTCATCTGCAATTTTCCTGTTCTTTGCTTCATCCAGCCTTTCATTAAAACTGTATGAACCGCTCTTCTGTATTTCACTGGCTGCATTGTCAATTTCATCCTGTCCCATGCCCGCTGCCTTGCCTATAAAACCAAGCAGCTTTTTTAACGGGCTGCCCTGCCCTTTACTGGTGCTGTCCTCTTCTGTCTGCCCTCCGCTGTCTTTCCTTTTAAACAGGCGGATATGTGCACCAGGGTTTGCACCCTCATCTACAAAATCCACTTTGCTTACTTTCAAGTTTTTAAGCTTCGTTGCCAACGTCTTCCACCTCCACTCTTTCTGCTGTGCCCTCAATAGAAAACATGCTGTATGTGCCATCCTTGACCTTTTCCCATACATCTTCATCAAGCACCTTGAAACCAATCCACCAGCCTGTTGGAAGCGTACCTTCTGGAATACCCATTGCCTTTATTTTTTCTTCTGTGAATACAACGCTTTCCACCAGGACAGCAGCACCTCCCCTTTCGTGCATTTCGCCGCCTTCACGGTAAAGCTCTACGAAATTATATGCTGCATTTTCCAGTTCGGCAGGCTCTATTATATCCTCCTGCCAGTCTTCTACAACCTCACCATTGCTTTTTATGGCTATGCTTGCCCATCCAAATGCAAGATGCCTGCCATCATCAGATTTTGCTATGGAAAATTTCCCATCCATGATGTCCCCAGGGCTTGCCTTGTTTTTTTCTGGCAGTCCTTCCTGCCTTTTTTTACTAATTAAACTAGAAAATTTTTTCATGTTATACCTCCGTCAAAAAAAGGCACCTGCCCAGATGCCCTGCAAAATATTTTATACCTCTATATACTGGACTGCACATGCACACCTTGGATGTGCTGGCGGCAAAAGATGCTGCCCTTTAAAAAGTATCTTACCACCTATATTAAAATTTTCATCCATATCCAGTTCAGTACCATCAAGTGAATTGCAAAGTGTACATACTGCATCATCACCAGATGTACACCAGCGTTTCTTTACTGGCCCTAACAAATCCTGTTCCTGCGCCTGCCTCACCCCTTCATCTGCACCCCTGTTATATGCAAAAGCACATTCTGTCTGTGCAATGGTAAATGCCCTGTACCTGTGTTTCTTTTCTGCATACCTCTGTGCGGCATCAAGGGCTTTCCTCTTTATGCTTTCTGGTTTCATGCGTGGATGTTCTTTCTTCATGTTCTCCACAATGCTGTCATAAAACCTTGCTGCTGCCTTTGCATCACCTGCCGTAAGACCGATACATGGACGGATAAGCCTGGCAAGTTCATCAACTGTATGCCTGTCACGCATTTTCTTTGACAACAATGTGGCAATGGCATCTTTCTGTTCCTGTGTACTTGATGTAACAAACTCCGCCCCACGTTCCTTAATCCATTCCATTATACCTGGTTCCTGCAGGTTAAACTTAAAACCTGTGCCATCAAGAAGCGGCTGCCCCTCCGGACCTGCTGCCATGGCATCCTTCCACATCCCTGCAAGCTGTCCTGCCACAAGAATGGAATAGTCCTGCATCCAGAGCTGTAACATTTCCAGGGTTATTTCCCCGTCTGCCACAGCCTGCCTGAGTTCCTGGTATGTAACCGCATCCTGCTGGTCTTTCCAGAAGCTGCATAATATTACAGCAAACCTGCCACAGTTATCCTCCAGGTAACTTTGAAGCCTGTGCAGGACTTCTTTGCTGTTTTTTGTGCGGGCTTTCCTGAAAATGCCTGGTTTGGCTGGTGTAAAATGTAATGCCATCCTATATATACCTTCCTAGCCGTTTTTTAGCTTCTTCCTGCTTTCCATCTGGTATTTCCCCCATATCTGTACCACTGTCTGGTTCTGGAGGCTGTTCCTGCTCCTGCTGTCCTTTCCTGGCAGGGCTGGTTTCCCTGGTATCAGAAGTCCTTCCTGGCAAATGCCCTGCCTGCCTGATGTAGTCTTCAAGCCCGTCATCAGGAACAAGGACGCCTATGCCTGTCATATCCTTTATAAACGTTGAAACCTTAGTGATGTCCATATCTTCAATGTCACCATGTGTCATTTTAGGATAATCCGATATGCCTTCAAAATATTTCCCGTTAATATCAATTAATGCTGGTATGCCCTGGCTGTTGAATGTTTCACAGATGATATCAAGGAATGCACCTATGGCAGCAGCAAACAGTTCCGTCTTGTCAGAACTAAGGGCAAAACTGCCTGTCTGCTGGTGTCCAAGGAAGATAAAATCCGCCAGCACTGTCATGGCAATCATTGTGTCATACCTTTCTATAATTGCATTAGTATCAAACTGCCTTGTCCCGCCAGAACTAAGCAGTTCCAGTTTAAAATCATATGGCAGTATCACACCTTCCATTTCATCACGCCTTATGCTTTTTACCATCTTTTCCATCCCGGCATACATCTGTACCATATGCGGGTCTTCGCTGTCCCAGATATCCATATCCTGCGGTGCATGTATTACAGGAAGCCCTGCCAGGTCTCTTTCAATTCCTATGCCCTCTATTTCCTGTATACGTTTCTTAAAATACCATGAGCGGTATGCATTCCTTAAAATGCTTTTGCCCTCTGGATTGTCTTTCCTGCTTTTAGTCCTGAAATGCAATGCCTTTTCTATTGGTATTGTCAGCATCCCAAAATCTGGAGGCGGCATCTGTGTCATACCCAGCAGGTTATCTTCATTATCGTATTCCCACTGGTATAACGTTTCCTGTGCACGTATTGGAAGCTTCATCCAGCCAACAAGCCCGTCACTGTACTTGCTTCTGGTACGTTTATCCTTCGTCCTGCCCATACGGCGTTTATATACTATTTCATGGTAACTCCAGCCGAACGTAATAAATGAAAGTATTTCAGAAATTGTATCAACCCATGTTTCCGACATGTCATCCATGCATTGTTTTACAAATTCTGCTGCCTTCCTGTCTGCTGCAGTATTACCACCAGGCTCAACATTCCAGTTACACTGCCGCACAAGCATTTCAACAGCAAAAAGGACAGCACCCACAACATCATCATTTTCCGACATTTCCCTGTAAACTTCTGTCCCTCTTCTGCCACGGAGTTCAGGAAGAAATTCCTCATATAATGTACCAGCATAACGCCGCTGTCCGATACGGCCTGCTTCTTTATTTACAGCCATGTTTTTCCTCCTCACTTCCAGTAACTGTCTTTTACCAAAGAAAGATTTGCTGGTATGCTGCCAGTATACTTCTTAATTTTGCCAAGGTATGTTGAAAGTGCCAGGGCATCTGCACGGTCTGGTGAAGGAAGGTTTCTTTTCTTCATTTCCTTTTTACCTTCAAGTTCTATCTTCCCATTGCTTGCCATAAAATACTTCCTTACTACCAGCTGTGCAAATGTTTCCTGCTCTTCTGCAATTTCTATTTCTTTATTCCTGAGCAAATCCCTGAGGACTGCCCACATATGTGTTGACAGGTTATTGTAACGCCCTGCTGCTTCCTTTCCCTCTTTTGTATCTGTTTCAATCCTTTCTGCTGCATTAACAGGGATTACAACAAGCCTGTACAGTTTCTGTTCATGTTTTACTTCCATAAGACGGTCTGTAACACCTCCGCCAAGGCCAGTATCATCAATGTTTACATAAATATACCCTTTATAATCTGGAAACTCTCTAACCGCTTTCTTATATTCTGAAACAATATCCCCTGCAGTCCTCATCAGGTTCTGCCCCCTGCGGTTTCTTACCATATCCAGCCTGCCTCTTGCATTGCGGTAAATAACAGTTTCATCATTCCCATACCTTGCTACATCCACGCCAAAAATTATATATGGTAAAAGCTTCTTATCATCAAGCCTGTACAGCCTGCTCCCACACTGTTCGACAATTTCATGTGCAATAAATACATCATCTTCCTGCTTTGGAAACAGCCCCTTTACCCTGACACGTACAACATTGCTGTCTTCACCATACTTTTTTATAAGTGAACTGGTATTCTGTTTATTTGTGCGCTGGCTGTCAAGGGATGATACTGTATGGCACTTATAAAGCACCATATCAGAATTAAAAGCATCAAAAAAAGTGCCAGAAGTCCTTGTAGGATTTCCGCACATCAGAAGTTTATTATTTACGCCAGACAGCGTGCCAAGTATTGCCTCCATAATTGGTTCTGCAACACCTGATGCCTCGTCAACAATAAAAAGCATATTATCCTCGTGGAAACCCTGCATGTTCTCTGGCTTTGTTGCTGTCCTTGCAGTTGCAAACCAGCGTTTCTCATAGCCTGACATGTATATATATGTTTTTGTCCATTTCAGGATAATTTTAAGAAGCGGTGACCTTTCCTGCCATTTTGCAGCTTCTGACCACAGGACATCATGCAACTGCTGTTTTGTTGGCGCTGTAGCAACTACCCTTGGATATGGGAAGCAAGTCAGAAACCATAAAAGTGCAACCGCCTCCACACTTGTTTTCCCGACGCCCTGCCCTGATTTAACAGCCACCCTCGGGTTTCCTGCCAAATCTGCAAGTGCCTCCTGCTGCCAACTGTCTGGTTCAAATGCCAGGACTTCTTTTGCATATAATACAGGGTCTTTCCTGTATACTGGGATGCGCTGGCTGAAAAACATCTGCCTGGCTGTCCTATTTGCATCATTCATTGCGTGCCGCCCTCTTCCTGCATCCCTGCAATTGTATTCATAACCCAGTCATTTGCAATGCTGGCACTTTCATCTTTTGCAGTATTATTTATGCGCTCTGTTTCTGCCTTGATTTTAGCAACCTTTGCTTTCTGTTCCCCTGTTGCAAGCTCCTCATACTGCTTTATAAGTGCCCTCAGCTCTGACATTGCCCTTGCCTGGGCAGTTAAAAATGTTGCCTGCCTGTCCCATGAAAACTGGAATTCCCATTCTGCCTCTGTACCGCCTTTCCCCTTTTTTACTTTCTTTAGTTCTTTGACCATCTCTTTTTTATTTTCAACGAACATTATTTTCTGGGAACGCAATATAGCAGCATATGAAATCTGGATATTCTCCCATAAAATATCAGTATAGCTTTTATTCCCTATTTCATCTATGATATCCAGCATGTCACCAGGCAGGCATTTTGAAAAAAGACCGTGTTTCTCTGCATTTTTATTCCGCTTTGGTGCACCCCCATGGTTGCCCATGGCATTAGTGTTCCCTGCTGGTGCACCAGGCTTCCCCTTGCGGACGTTCGCTTTTTTTCCTGTTTCTTTTTGTGAACGTTCGCTTCCACACTGTTTCTTTTTACTGCTGCAAGACCCCCATCCGCCTTCGCTTTTCCAGCGGCGGACTGTGCCATCTGGTTTACCGATTTTCTTTGCTATGTCTGTAAGTTTCATTCCATTTTCATAAAGGGACTGCGCTTCTGCTTTTAGTTTCTTTAAATCTTCATTCCTTGCACCTGCCACATTCCTGCCCCCTTATTGAGTTGTTTTGGAACAAACAGGCAGACCCTCCAGCCTGTGCCCTGCCCACGCCACTGTCATAACTTTGTTATGAACTCTGCACTGCTGTATTTATCCACACCCCTTGCCATCATCCTTAAAAAGTCCTCCCTTGAAAAACCAGAAAGGCGGAATATTTCTTCTGGTTTCATGCCAAGCTGTTTTCCAATCTCTTCCACAGTCCTGCCCTCATCCATAAGCTCCCTGACAATGTTTTTCATTGGTTCTAAAAGATGTGTGCCCCTCGCCCTGTTATGTGTGACAGTGCCATACATATTGCCTGCCCTGTCCTCATGTTCCACAATAACAACAGGCACTTTGCCTCCAAGCATTGAC